TGCTCGTTACGCAAACGTAAGATTAGGTGTTAAAGGTACACAAGCGTTGAACCTTTTAAACTCTACTGCGTATTTCCAAGATGGTACTTGCGGATGGTCTCCATCAGGTACAACTACCTTCACTCAATCAAACATTACAACTTGTCCTGAGAAGTACAATGAAGCATTATGTTACAAAGATTTGTATGATACATACCAATCAATGTTAATGGCTCCAGGTCAAACTTCTGAGACAGTTCCGTTTGAACAACAAATTGCTGACTTAAAAGTTAAACAAATTCAACAAAGAATTGAGCAACAATTATGGCAAGCAACTACTGGAACTTCATGTTTCAATGGTTTAAAGACTTTGATTGCATCAGGTCAAACAGGTGTAGCGGTATCTGCATCAGGTACAACTTTCTCACCAGTGGCGGCTTACGGTTCTAACGGTAACCCAATCACTGAAGTAGACAAATTAATCAACGCATTGGATGACAACGCAATGTCTCGTGAAGACTTAGTTGTGTTCATGTCTTATGGTAATTTCCGTTTATATGTACAAGCATTAGTGAAAGCTAACTTCTTCATGAACTATATCGGTTCTACTGATATTACTTCAATGATGGAAGCAACTCACCCTTCAACTAACGTAAAAGTTGTTCCAACTATTGGTTTGAATGGTTCTAACGCGGTAGTAATCGGACCACGTGAGTACATCGTAATTGGTTTTGACTTATTGTCTGACCACGAGAAATTAGTAATCTGGTACTCAAAAGATTTTGATGAGTTACGTTTGAGAGCAAACTACAACTACGGTGTAACAATCGCTAAGTTTGGTTCAACTGCTTACTTCGCAACTAACGGTTTAGCATAATATTAAAAAAACAAAAGGGGTGAAAGTCCCCTTTATAAAAATATAAAAATAATTAAATTATAAAAATATGTCTTGTTATATATCTTCAGGAGTTGAGTTAGGATGTTCAGATGGTATAGGTGGTATTAAATCTATCTATGTATTAGGAGCGTCAGGAGCTACAGCACCTTCAGTGGCAACAGTAAGTATTACAGGTTCAACTGGTCCAATCACAGGTATCACTGGTAGTGGTGTTTGGTATGAATTTCAATTGAAACGTAATACTTCTTCTTTAGCACAAAATACAACAAAATCTTTTGAGAACGGTACTGTTTATTGGGAGCAAGTATTAACAGCAGTGTTATACAAATACGACCAAGATAAGAGAAACCAACTTAAGGTTTTAGGTCAAAATGACCAAATTCAAATAATCGCACAGGATCAAAATGATGTTTTCTATTATTTAGGTCAAATCAACGGTATGTATTTAAGTGGTGGTTCTGCTGCTACAGGTACTGCATTTGGTGATCGCAACGGCACGGAATTAATCTTCACCGGTCAAGAACCAGCACCAGCAAATGTTATTAATGTAAGTTCTGCAACAGCATTATCTTCATTATTGACTACAGGTGGATTTGGAGACAATTTCTAATTGTTGAACGTAGGTCGTAAGACCGAATTTGAATATCTATAAATTAAGGGGGACCTATGTCCCTCTTTTTTTGTGCTCTACCAATTCAACTTGGTTTTTTTTATATTTAGTTATATAGAGATAAATTATGTTATACTTACAAAAAGGACAACAAAACGAATTGATAATGAACATCAACAATAACTCAAACACTGTGTTTAGTGGTTATACGTTGGAGTTTACACATATCATGTCAAAGGAAGTTAAGACTTATTTGATTAACACTTCAGACACACAGGTCTATGCACAGAATATTCGTTATTGTGAGATTATATTAAACCTTCAAAATTCAGGTCAAGATTTGAATTACTTGGGTGAATATCAATTAAACATTTATGGTAATGGAACGCAATTGGTTTTCACAGGTATTGTTATACTTGAAGGAACACAAGAAAGTCCAGCATTTACTGAGTATATTTCTCCTAATGAAGTTAATGAAAATTATATATACATACAAGATTAATTATGAGTGAAGAAATAAAGAAAATACAATTTGCCAATATTAAGTTTGATAAGGCATCAGTACCAGTTTATTCAGAAGTACTACAACGTAGTCCCTGGGTTTATTATGGTGAGAATAATTTATTACCACAATACTTTATTGAACTTTATGACAATTGTAGTATCCACAAAGCTGTGGTTACCTCAAAGGTAAATCAAATAATGGGTGATGGTATCGTATCATTAAACAATCCAATGGCATCTGTAAACCTTGTTAATGGTAAAGAAACAGTTGCTGAAGTAATGAGAAAATGTTCATTGGACTTTATGTTATTTGGGGGATTTTCCCTTAATGTAATATGGTCCAAAGATAGAAAATCTATTGCTGAGATTTATCACTTAGACTTTAGTAGAGTACGTAGTGGTAAATTAAATGATGATGATGAGGTAGAATCTTATTTCTATTCGGCGGATTGGAGATTCCTTAAGAAGTTTCCACCTGAAGAATATTCTGCATTTAATCAAGAAAAAGGTGACCCATCACAAATCTATTATTACAAATCATATCAACCATCTTTAACTTATTATCCTATTCCTGATTGGTCAGGTGGACAAAGAAGTATTGAAACTGATATTGAAGCTAAGAACTTCCATATGAATAACCTTCGTAAAGGAATGGTTCCATCACTTTTCATATCTATGAATAATGGAATCCCTGGTGAAGAAGAACAAAGAACAATTACAAGAGCGTTAGAAAATCAATATGGTGGAACAGACAATGCTGGTATGGCAGTTATTTCATTTAATGAAAGTGCTGAAACTGCACCCGTTATTACACAAATTCCTCGTAACGATAATGATACTTATTATTCAACTTTAAATGACGATATTACTCGTTCAATACTATCTGCACACAGAGTTTCTTCTGCTGAGTTATTTGGTATTGCAACAGCGGGTAAATTAGGTGGTGGTACTGAGATTGTAGAACATTCAGAATATTTCCGTAAAATGGTTATTCAACCTTATCAAAACGCAATGTTACCAACATTCAATAAATTGATAAGTCTTAAGTTTGGTGTTCCAACAATTTTTGAAATTAAACCTTTATCATTATTCTTAACAGGTGATGTTAAAGACAATCCTGCAGTTATTGATAAACCAGTTACACCAGTTGAAGCGGAATCACAAATCATTAATGAAAATATTAAAGGATTAAAAGGTAGAGAATATCAAAATCTAATGAGAATTGTTAGAGAATATAACAAAGAAAAAATAACAAGAGGACAAGCAGTACATATGTTAATGAGTGGATACGGGTTAACAGAAGAAGAATGTAATGTTTGGTTAGGAGAAGAAGAATTAAATTATAATTAAAGATGGGAGTTTTATTAATATCGGAGGGTAAACTTAAGAGTTATACTTCAATTAACAAGAACGTTGATATGGATGTTCTTAAAGCAGAAATACAAATTGCACAAGATATTGATCTTCAAACAATATTGGGTACAAAGTTTTATAACCATTTATTGTCACAAGTAAGTTCTACTGGTAATACATTTAATGCAGATGAAACTACATTGGTAAATGATTATATTCAACCATATTTAATTCAGCAGGCTTTTTATCAATCTCTTAACTCCATCGCATTCAGACAAATGAATAGAGGTGTGGTAACAGGTGAAATGGAAAACGCAACATCTGTTGATATTGATACATTGAAATATCTTCGTTCAGTACAGAAACAGAGAGCAGACTTTTATATGACTCGTCTTCAAGATTATTTATTAATTGGTTATGGACAAAATCGTTTCCCAGATTATTTAACGCAATCTACAATTGATGGTATGATACCTGACCGTTCACAAAAATATAATAATGGTATATTCTTAGGACATACTTCTCGTAAAGGTTATAGTATGGACTACTTAAATAAAAAGGGGATTAGTACATATTCTGAATTAGAACATGAGAACCCTCCATGTCAAGATTGTTATTAATATGAGCACAGAAATACTATTACTTATATCAAATATATTAACAGGTGTAGCAGGATTCTTCGTTGGTAAAAGACGTAGTGATGCTGAGACCGATAATCAAGTTTTAAGAAATTTAGAACTTAGTATCGGGTTATACAAAAATATCATTGATGATTTGAAAGAAGAAATTCACGAATTAAACATTAAGATTCAAGAACTTGAAAAGAAAGTTGAATTATTAATGGATGAAAATAGAAAATTAAAACATACGAATGGACTTTAAATTACCTTATCCAACAGACACAGAGTTAAACTTTACAGGAAAACCAGATTATTTTGAAAGATTATTAATCCACATTCCTGATTTAGATAAGAAATATAAAATAACACAAGATGAATTAACCGGTTGGATTAGTCATAATTACAATAGTGTATTTTTAACCAACAAGGAATTAACATTTAAAGAATATAAAAAACTATCAAAATGACATTAGAACAAATTATTAAATTAAAGTTAAATAACTTTGAGATTAAAGTACCAAAGAAGATGGCGGAAGATGAGGGTTTAGAAGGTGCTTGTTGGGAAGGTTACGAACCTATTGGGATGAAAGAGAAAGACGGTAAAATGGTCCCTAATTGTGTTCCTATTAAAGAAGAACAAAGAACAGTTAAAGAAGGTTTCCCTATCCCATCACCATCAAGTGATGAGGATGAACAAAAATACATCAGTAGATGTATCAGTGAAATTATAGATGAATATGGTCAAGAACAAGCGGCAGCAATTTGTTACGCTAAATGGCGTGAATAATTGTCTGGCAAAGATATTGTCTGGCAAAGATATTGTCTGGCACTTGCCACACAACATCTGTTAAGATCACCTCTATCTCATATAATACAAAACAAAAACCCCTTCCAAATTAATGGTCGGGGTTTCGTGTTTAAGGAAGTTATGAGAAACCTTAAACAGTATTTTTATTTTTAACTAATCTCATTCTTTCTCTGTTGAAGTTGTTTGTACAGTTCTTACAGTTGTGAGCAAGACCATCAAAAAATACTTTATTCTTGTGGAAATACTTTATGGGTAATTCTTCTTTACAGTGACAACATCTCTTTAAAGGTCCTTTCATTTCATCTTCAGTTGGGGTATGTACCTTAAACTCTTTGTATGGATATAGTTCATCCATGATACCAAATCGGTACGCCATACCAGCAGCAGACTTTTCAATCTGACAAAAGTCCTTACGTCTACGATACTTGGATGCAATTTCTTTTACCTTGTCGACG